AGTCAAATCCGTACTAACAAGATTAGTAGCCCGCACATCACCCTCTGGCCACGCGCTCTTGCGGTTGCCTGAGCTGGTGTTGGTTAGGGCTATATCAGAGCCGACTATAGTTGCTTCAGACAGAAGATCATTGAACAGTTCAAAAACTTGGATCATTCTGTTTATAGGCGTTCCCTCGCCTATTTGGCCTATCCACTCTTCTAAATTGTTTGCAGATTCAACAAACGCACTGGCGTCTCTCTGAACAGTTACGCTGTTGATATCTGCGCATGCCGCACGTATCCTCTCAGAATAACCCATGCCACTGCGTGTAGTTTTTCCAATAGCCTCAAGAGCTTCGGCGGCGCGCTTTAGTACACTTCCGTCGTATGTTTCACCAATGAAGGTTTCTGCGGCATCAGCAAGTCTTGAGGTGAGCGACATCTTTTATTCTCCGCATTTAACTATTCCTTGTTCTCGACAGGCTTAGGCGCTTGCTTGCGCGTATACTTGCGTTTCTTGCGCGGTGTACGCTTTTTAACGGGCTTTGTGGGCTTCGCGTCGACAGATGCTTCAGAATCGCTCACCGTTGCAGTGGCGGGTGCTCTTCGCATTCTGGTCTGTGCCTGTGTAGGTTTCTTTTCTTCGATCTTCTTAGGCTTTACTAAAATTGATTCGGGTACGTCCATGCTAGACTTTTTGCCGAGTGTTTGATCGATCGTGCGGGCGTCTTTGATCTGAGACTCAGGAACAAGCTTGGAATGAGCGTCGTTCATGTGAGCTTTGTATTCAGATGAGGAATAGAAATTCTCGTTGCACTTCATGCAGGTGCGGATAAATTTTGACATGCTTTATTCTCCTTGGTCATGCTTGAAGACTGACTCCCGCTTTTACACGAGAGCCAGCCAGCATGGAACACCAATTAGTGTGCTACAGACGAGAGGAAAACGTTGATATCATCACCGCTTTCATCGCCGCTGGTTGTAATCTTCAAGCGGTTGAAAGACTCAATATCATCAGCACAGATATGCTTCACGATATAAGCGTCAGCCGCAAAGTTGATTGCAGAGCCAGAGGCAGTTTCGTCGTAGATAACCAAAGAGGCGGCAAAAGCCCCGTCAACTTCGGTGTCAGAGAGCAGTTCAACTGTCAAGCTTTCGCCGTCAGCAATATCAACAGTCGTATCAGCTTGAACATTCAGCTGAACTCCACCTTGAGTGCGGCCAGCTTTGAACACGGCAGACGTGGCGTCTGTTGCGTTCGGCAGGGCAGCGGCTTCATAGACAGCGTCAGGATCAAACTTTGCAGGATCGTTCCCGATTGTACCAGTAAGTGCCATAGTAATACCTCCTATAGTCCTGTTACGGCGGTTTCGGTACCGTCTTGCATGTTGTACGTGGTCATGATGGGAACATTGTCCCAAGCGTCAACAATAGAGCTGACGTTTGTGTCACGATTCTGTACTTCAAGCTTCGACAGCTTGTATGCAGTTCCGATAGCACGTTTCATGCGGGGATGCATGAGCATGATTGTGTTCGCGGGGTTGCCACGAGCATCAAGAACCATGTCGCTCAGTTCTGCTTCAGTAGGCAGAGCGGCATCACCAGCAGTGATCTTACAGTTCACAAGACCAGCGATATAGCGAGCGTTAGCAAGCTGAGTTCCTAGGTAGGTATACATCTGCATACCATAACCGAGAATTCCACCCTGTGCGGCAGGCAGTTCGTAGACGTTTCCGCCGTTTACTGCTTCCATTTCGAATACTTTACCAGCATCGAAAGCGCCTTTACCAACAAGACCATACATCTCGCCGGGGGTGAACTTGATAGTCAAGATCGAATACAGACCAGAGCTACCACCGAGGGAGGTGAGCTTGCTTTGTGCATAAGCAAAAGCGCGGAAACTGTTGTAGATCAGGCTGGTTTCAATCGCATTACCAGTTTTGCGAAGAATCAGAGGAGTCTTTCCGCCGAAGTATGCACTTGGGCCGCCCAAGAGCTTCGCTTTATCCTGTCCAACGCGCATGATACCACCAATCTTGGTGAGATCGCGTTGCTTCAGTTCGGTGTTGGCGTCAACGCTCGGCAGAGCGGCGTCAAAGTCAACGGTATCGGCTTCCGAAATGTCAAGAATTTCTTCATAGACATTGGAAAGCTCGTGTGACGATTCCTGAACAGGCATAGCAGAGAGGAACGGTGCCTCTTCTGTAACTTGGTCAACAAGTGCGGCCTGTGTAGGACATTTATCAATAGCGTATTCACGCCATGCATCAGTCAAAGACATGATTAATCTCCAATTTTTTAGTTAAACGTAACGCTTTCAGTGACGATGTCCTTGATGGGCTTCGGTCCCTGAGTTGGATTAGTCGAAGAGCCTCCGACATTTCCACGCGCTCCAGCACCACTGGAAGTTTTCTGCCAATGGGTGTTATTTGTCAATGTTTCGTCAATCCATTTCACTGGATCTTGACCGGGCGTCACGCCCATTCCGTCGCGAGTGAGGACGTTTCCATCTTCTGAGACTTCAAACATTGAAGCTCTGAACAGAACGTCGTTCATTGCGCTTTCACTGACTTTGCCTTTTGCCGCGTCACGCAAGCTTTTTTCAATCAGTGTTTTGTTCTTCTCATTCACCAAATTTGTATTTACAGACAAAAGCTCTGTGTTCTTGGTCTGTAACGCTTCGAGATCGCGCTCATGCTTTGATTTGTCGAGCTTCAGACGTTCAGCAACAATATCTTCAATCTTGCTGTCATCGATCTTTCCGCCTGTCGTGCGTAAACGGGCGAGCTCGTCAAGACTTTCACGAAGTCCAGCAGAATCGATGCCATCATATGCATCAATCTTTGCCTGTAGCTCGCGCTTTAGCTCACGTTCACGTCGTAGGGCGCCTTGAACAGAGTCCACGTCGTCTTGCGTCTTCATGCCTTCAATGCCCGTCAGGACGAACTTGCCGTCTTTCTCGGTGTACAGACCAACGTATTCAGCTGGAATGTCTGCCTTGTTTTCATAGAGTTGCTTCAGCATCTATGATCTCCTGAGTTGGTGTTACTATGCTATCTTCGTCTGACAAGTCTTCGAGTGTTTCCTCGTATGGCTTGTGAGAAAAATTGTTGTCGCGGGCGAACTTGTGAACATCACGCGTGCTGATAGGCGCGCCTGACAGTTTAGCAGTCCAAAGATCAACGAGTTCTCGGGCCATGCGTGTCGAGCTCGTAAAGTCTTTATTGTAGTCAACGACAATATCGTCGATGCCCATATCTCCGGTTTTCCAATACTGGCAATATCTCAAAGCTTGGATCAGCGCCCTTGCCCCGGTTTCTGCAACAACACCAAGAGGTGCCGACTTGATGCCAACACGTGTTTCAAGGGCTGTTCCGCTTTCCGGCTGTTGATGATCAAGCAGGGAGATTCCCATTGACACGGCATATTTCTGTAGTATGAGCTGTCGTTGTCGCATCTCTGCGAGTCCATCGCCCGAAACTTCCATGTAATACGCTTTCGCTTCAGCATCGGGCAGATGTAGGAATCCCCCTGCCCCAAAAAGTAACTCATCAGATGTATTCTGAACGCCAGAGACAACTGGTGTCGCCTGACCTTGCAGGAAATACGCTTGTGCCCAGTCAGCATCGCCTCTATAGATAGAGAGATCCGTGTTTGACAGCTGAATGACTGGACTCTTTTCGATGTCCGGATATAGATTGGTTGCGTTCACAAAGATGAATGGAATGAAGTCGAGCGGTTCGCCGCTGGCCAATGGGTACACTGCAAACTCAGGATCCGGCACGTCTAAATTGACATTGACCAATACATCTTTCGTGCTCTTTTCGGTTTTCTCTTGCTTGACAACGAATGAAAAATATTTACCTTCTGCATCTAGGGCGAGTATCCGGAATTGAATAAATTCCTCGTATGTTGCTATATGTCTGAACTCGCTGTCATTCTCAACCGTCTCGGCAAGTAGAACATAATCGAGAACGGTTTCGCCCTCATTGTTCACCCGCGTGCCCCAGTCGAGAATAGAAAAACCTTCATATTGGAGAATCTGCGGCTGTGCTTCAGCTGATGGAGATGCTTCAGGAATATCAACGAGTAGCCCATATCGTGCGTAAACGAGCTGGTTGATATTGATCTCTCTAAGCTTCTGCTGTAAGCCTGCGCGCCATGCCTTCGGATCATCAGCATCTTTATTTAGATATGAGATGGCTTCCGGAAGTTCAAAGCGGGCGTCTTTGCTGTGCATCACCCCAAGCATAGCAAGAACTGTGTCTTGCGTGTATCCGTAATACACCGCTCGCTGTAAGTATGCGCTATAGACTTCATTGCCGCTTGAGGTGTTCTGCTTCTGCCCGCTCGTCTTCGGAAGATAATTGACTGTCTTCTCTTTAACTTCGCGCTCACCGCCAACGACAGTATCAAGCAGTTGAATCCAGTCTTCTACGAAATATCTATACTGACGATTGCCGTATGATCTCAACTGTGTTCTGCTACTGTGCAGGTTGCCCCATGTTGAGGCTGTACTCTCATAAGTTGGCATAAAACAAAAACCCTCGCGTTTGAACAACTATACGCACGATGTAAAGGATTTTCTACACACATTTACCCATCCCCACCAAAATAGCGTTACTCACTTTTGAAAACGTAGACAAAATAAAGCCCCGCTACTATTAAATAACGGGGCTTCTCAAACAAACAAAACAATACTTTTAACGTAATCACGATTCAGTAGATGTCAAGCTCGCTTTAGGTGGATTGACAAAATCCTCAGGGAGCTCCATCAATGTCACCTCTCTGGTGTTGAGTGTTACTATTCGCTTTTTATCATCAACGATACGCGTCGTGCGAACCTTTACAAAAGGCAGGGCAATCGCTACAATCTCAAGCTCTTGCCCGACGAAGCTTTGATCACGATACGTCTGTGGGGGCTGGTTTCCAAAAGCGAGTGTGGTTCTTTCTTCCCATTCAAGCACAGTTACATTCATGCCTACTTCTATTTCTCCCGGTGATAACGACATTTTATTTC